GAAAGCGTCAGGCTTGCCGCTAACCTACGAATTACGACAATCAGGAATTCCAGTTGTTAACTTTACACCGAGCAAAGGAAATGATAAACATTCAAGGGTAAACGCCGTAGCACCTTTATTCGAGGCTGGCCAGATATGGTATCCTGATGAGAGATGGGCGCAAGAGGTTATTGAGGAATGTGCTGCTTTTCCTTTTGGTGAGCATGACGATTATGTTGACTCCACCACTCAAGCTTTGTTAAGATTTAGACAAGGAAACTTTATATCGCATCCAGAGGATTACGAGGATGAGCCAAGTGTTTTAAAGATGCGAGAATATTATTAGGAGGCAACATGGGACTGATGGAAGATTATGCAAGATTTTTAAGCGGGAGTAATAGAATTATGAAAGACACTATGCAAACGGCAAAAGAGAAACTTGCAGAAATGTCTGAGGAAGAAAAAGAAAGACTTAGAAAGAAATTAGATAAAGAAAGTAAATTTTTACAAGAGGGTTTGGATGCAACAAAGACGACTTTAGCCATAGGCAAACTTGGCAGTGCTAAGAACAAGAAAACTAAGCAAGAGGGTCAAGGACTTAAAGATGGTTCTAAACCGGATTTCTTAGATCTTGATAAAGATGGTGATAAAACTGAGCCAATGAAACAAGCAGCTAAACAAAAGGTTAAAGCTAGAGGTGGCGTAAGAACTGCTATCAATAAAATTAAGAGAGCGAAAGACGGTGCACGTACCGGTGTCCGTGGCACAGGTGCTGCAACAAAAGGTTTTAGAAAAGCAAAACTTAGTTAAATGAGTGATGATCGAATAGGGCAACCAGTAGATCTAGCGAGTTTACTTTTAAAGATGGGCAAAGATGTTGCCGATCGACAGTATGCACGTGGAGATATTACTGAATCTGAATATAAGGAAAGAATTAAAATACTTTATCCTGGACTAGAGCTCGTTGAATTACCCGATAAAAAAGCTGACGGCGGTAAGCCTAAGAAGTTTCAAGCAGGTGCAAGCACTCTTGACGATTTAGATTCGTTAAGAGTCATGCCTCCGATGAAGTCACCCGACATGGGCTTGGGCAGTGCGCCTATTGGAGATGTAACACAACTATTACCTCTATTAGCTATGGGTGCTTTTGCGGCGACACCTGGAATGATTAATAAATTTGGTAAAGATGTTAAAGAAACTCCAGCAGGTATTGTTCTAGGCCCTGATGCAGAGGAGTTATCAAAAGAAAGAGATAGAATTGCTAAAGAAGCTAAACCCGGTGGTTTCTCAGCACCAGATATAAAACTACCAATATCTACAGGAAGCCCTCCTCCTGATCCAATACAATTCGAACCAGGTTTGATTCCACCAGGAGATCCTCTCCAAGGCGAAACAAAAGTTGGTGGAGGATTTATTCCTACTGATGTGCCCGACATGAGTATTATGACTATGGGCGATAAGAAAAAAGAATCTAAAGAATTAGTGCCTACAAAGATGATGGAGAGTATAGATGAAATTGATATTGGTAACCAGCCAATTAATAAAAGATTTAGTAAGGTAGACGATTATATAAAATCAAATTACTCAGGCAATGAAAAGAAAACTTTAGAACAATGGACAAATGAATTAACTGATCCTCAAAAGGGTTTAGGTTTAGAATTAAGGGACAGTGGTAAATTAGGATTTTTAAATAACGCTATAGCTGCAGGTAGAGATAAAGATAAATTAACCTCTTCTGAACTTCTAGAATTATTTAATTCACCAGATACTCCTAATCAAATTTCTGAAAATTATTTTACTGGGTCAGCTAAAAAACTAGGTGAAGATCAAGAGCTGCTACCTCAAAATATTAGAACAGAATTACAAAGATTAAATGAAATGGATATGGTTTTTCGTCCAGGACCATTAGGTGATTTTATGGCAGAATATAAAAGCGCTGTTGAACAACAACTAACAAAAGTTAAAGATGCACGAAACAGAGAAGAAGCATCATTAGCTTTAGCAGAAATACCAAATATTTTTGAAGAAATATTAGACAGATATCCAAATGTTACTTTAGACATGGTTAGCAAAACAAGGCAGAACAATACTATTTTGACTGCCATAAATAATACTAGAGAAACATTAGCAAACAATCAGTTTACCAATGAACACATGACAGTTGGTTTCCCTAATTTACGTGTAGAAAATTATTCTGTGCTAACGCATTCATTTGATCCAGCATACGGTCAAGCATCACGTTTAGATGCACATAATGAAACACACCCGTTAAGTGGTCATGACATAGCTTTTTCTAGATCTGCAAAACTTTTAAATTATGCAAATGATAAAAAAGGCACAGTAATGATGGAATTACAGACTGATATATTTGATGGTAAGGTCAAAGCAGAAAACATTAAGTTTCCTGGATCTCAACCAAAAGAAGGTTCAGATCTACGCTATGAAGATGCAAATGATAATTTTTATCCATTTTCAGGCGGTGCTCAATATTGGATTAAACAAGTTCTTAAAGATAATTTAGAAAAAGCAATAGCGGATGGTGATGCATTTTTAGGGTGGTCACCTGCAGATGTCGTGGCTGTATATGAACAAGCTGGCGATGCATCAAGTGATGTGTATAAAGGATTTAAAACTATCTACGATGGAAGAATAGCAAAGTACATAAAAGATATTAATAAAGATATTACCAAAAGAGGTAAGCTATTAGGTTTAAATGATGAACAACTAAAATCTGTACAACTTCAAGTTAAGGACAATGGAGTGTATAGATTTGAAAGAAAACCTGGTGATGGGTATTCATATCCTACATCTGATAGATACGTTGCTAAAATGGATGAGTTTCCTGATTTAAAAAATTATGTGAGAGTTGCAGGAAATAATAAAGATCTAGTGTTAATTAACATGCCTTATATAGACTTACAAGCTGAAGGATTTAATTTAGAGCTGTTTAGAAAGATTGGTTTGCCTCAGTTTAAAAAGGGTGGTAAAACAACCAATGATAACAAGGGCGATCCTTTAATTGATATAGAAATATTTATGGGCACTGTATAATGGCAATAGATAAAAAAATTAATCCCATAAAACCACCGGTTGAAGAGCTTCCAAGAATTGATCAATATGCGGGAGGCACTGTGGAAGTAGATGTTGAAACTGGTCAGCAGTCGCCTGTTGAAATGTTACAAGATGGCGGTGCTATATTTGGACAACCTGCTATGCCACAAGGTCCAATGCATGATGATAATTTAGCAGATTTTATAGATGAAACAGAATTGGAAAAAATTTCTTCAGATTTAATGTCAGATTATTTAAATGACAAAGAAACTAGAGGTGATTGGGAACATGGATACACTCAAGGTCTTGATTTATTAGGATTTAAATATGAAGATAGATCTCAACCATTTCAAGGTGCCAGTGGAGTAACACACCCACTGTTAGCAGAATCAGTTACTCAGTTTCAAGCACAAGCTTACAAAGAATTATTACCAGCTGGAGGTCCAGTAAAATGTAATATTGTTGGCGCAGAAAACCCACAAGTAGAGGAGCAAGCAAAAAGAGTTCGTGAATTTATGAACTATCAAATTACAGATGTAATGGAGGAGTACGATTCCGATATGGATCAAATGTTATTCTTTTTAGCATTAGCAGGATCTGCATTTAAAAAAATTTATTATGATGCAAACTTAGATAGAGCAGTAGCTAAATTTATACCTGTTGAAGATTTGGTTGTACCTTATCATTCTACTGATTTAGAAACTGCGCCTAGAATCACTCATGTCCTTAAACAAAATAAAAATGATGTTAGAAAAAGTCAGGTAAGTGGTTTTTATAGAGATGTAGATTTAGAGCCTGTCAACAAACAAGATTCAATACAAGAAAAGTACGACAAGATTGATGGAGTAACGCCAAATGATCAATATGATGATCAATGCACTTTATTAGAAATGCATTGTGATTTAGACATACCTGGTTTTGAAGATGTAGGTTCTAACAACATGCCTACCGGTGTTAAACTTCCTTACATTGTTACAATTGATGAGGGATCTAGAAAAGTTTTATCTATCAGACGTAACTATAAACAAGAGGATCCAAAGAAGAAAAAGATACAATACTTTGTACATTATCGTTTTTTGCCAGGTCTTGGCTTTTATGGCTTTGGCCTTATTCATATGCTTGGAGGTTTATCAAGAACAGCTACCTCTGCGCTCCGTCAACTTATCGATGCGGGAACATTATCTAATTTACCAGCAGGTTTTAAAGCTAGAGGACTTAGAATTCGTGATGATGACAACCCACTACAACCAGGTGAATTTAGAGACGTTGATGCACCGGGAGGAGATTTAAGACAAAATTTTGTTCCGTTGCCTTACAAAGAGCCTAGTCAAACTTTAATGCAACTTTTAGGTTTTTGCGTAGATGCAGGTAAAAGGTTTGCAGCTGTTGCAGATGCAAAAATAGCAGATTCTAATAATGCTAATCCTGTTGGCACAACTATGGCTATGATTGAGCAAGGCACTAAAGTTATGAGTGCTATACACAAAAGATGTCACTACGCACAAAAAACTGAATTCAAATTATTAGCTAGAGTTTTTCAATTGTATCTACCTCCAGAATATCCTTATGATGTTACAGGTGGTCAAAGATTTATTAAACAAACAGACTTTGATAATAGAATAGATATCATACCTGTATCTGATCCAAGTATTTTTTCGATGTCACAAAGAATACAACTGGCTCAAGCTCAACTACAACTAGCACAAACTAACCCACAAATTCATAATACTTATGAAGCTTATAGAAGAATGTATCAAGCGTTAGGTATACAAAACATCGATGCGATTTTACCTCCGCCAGCAAGACCTATGCCTAAAGATCCAGTCATAGAAAATGCTGAGCTTTTAAACAAAAAAACTGCAAAAGCATTTCCTGATCAAGACCATGTAGCTCACATTGCTACACATAGAGCGTTTATGTCATCAGTATTAACAAGGACTATGCCTGATGTTTTGATAAATACAACTTCACACGTTTTAGAGCATGTTTCTCAATTAGCGATAAAAAATGTGATGGAACAAAATAAAGAAAAATTAGAACAAATAGCAGAACAGTTTGGTGGTCAAGTTCCAGAACAAGTTCAAATACAATTACAAAATTTATTAAATGAGCAAATTGCACAAGTTCAATCTGAAATTATGAATCAATTAATAGCTGAAGAGCAAGAATATCTAGAAGGTGGTGAGGGGGAAGATCCACTTGTTGGTCTAAAAAAAGAAGAAATAGATATTGAAAGACAAAGAGTAATGGCTGATGCAATGGCAAAACAAGCCAAAACTGAAATTGATATGGCTAAGCTACAACAAAAAGCTATGATTGACGCTGCTAAATTACAGCAAACAGCAGAATTAGCTGCACAGAGAAATAACATACAAATGCAAAAATTAAATGCCACTCGCCGTAGGTAAATCTCAAAAGACAATATCTAAAAATATTAAGATGTTAAAAAAAGAGGGTAAACCTATGAAACAAGCAGTTGCAATAGCTTTATCTAAAGCTGGTAAGAAAAAAAAGAAACGAAAAAGAAGTTGATAAATATCAAATTGTGTCCATAATAACTATATGGAAGCACCACAAATTAATAAAATAGTAGACGATTTAATAAACTATGCTTTTCAGGATAATTTTACTGAAGAAGAAAGAATGGTTGTAGCATCTTTGTTTATGACGGCTGCTCAAATGATCTATTTACAAACATTAGGCGATAATGGTAAGAGGGTGTTTGAGAATGATAAAATTAACATGCTCAAAGAAAAACAACCAACGTTACACTAAGAGGTCTTATGAATTTTAAAAAAGCAAAAATGGAAACTGTAAAGTCTACAAATCCTTTTCCAAACCCTGTAGTAGCAGATACAGCAGCTGTCACAATGTCGGCTTTTGTTGTAAAAGATAATAAGGGTTCTGGTCCAAAAGGACAGACTAGCAGGCAACAAATCAAAAAAGTTGCATTTAAGGGCGTAAAGTAATAAAACCTTTTTAACAAAGGAGGTAATATGAAATTATTACAAGATCTTTGGGCTCACTTAAAAGAGTGGTCTGATTGGAGTATGAAGGACTGGATAAAAGCTGCGATTGTAGCTTTGATAGTAATCATAATTATAGGAGCAATATAAAAAGAACATGTGGCAATTATTGGCTAAACCTTTACTTGGCGTCGTCGCTGATGGCGTCAAGGGTTTTGTTGAAACTAAGAAAGCAAAACAAGAATTAAAACTTACAACTATTAAAGCAACGCAGAAACTTAAAGAAGACCAGATTGCTGGCAAAGTAGCTTGGGAGCAAAGTGCCGTTGACCAAATGAAAGGCAGCTGGAAAGATGAGGTGGCATTAATTGTGCTACTACTTCCAGCAGTTTTAGTATTCACGCCTTTACAAGAACATGTACATAAAGGCTTCCTCGCACTGCAAGACCTGCCGTCATATTATCATAATTTGTTATATATTGCGATATCTGCCAGCTTCGGCATCAAGGCGGGATCTAGTGCAATTGGAATGTTTAAAAAGAAATGAAAAAAAATAAAGCTAAAAAAGTTAAAAAAGTAATTAAAGGGTTAAAGAAAGCATCTAATACACACGCGAAACAAGCAAGAACGTTACAAAAAGTAATAAGAGGTAAATGAGTTACGAAGATTTATCTAATTCAGTAAAATTAAGTGAGGGTTTTAGAAATAAAATTTATCAAGATACAGAGGGCTTCGATACCATAGGCTGGGGCCATAAGGTTGTTTCAGGAGATCCTTTTAAACCAGGAGTAGAATATACCGAAGAAGATCTTCAAGCAGTATTTGATAAAGATTTAAGAAAAGCAATTGCTCAAATGAAACAATTATGTGAGCAGAATAATGTATCTAATTTACCAGAAACAGCTGAACACGTCATTACAGAGATGTGCTTTCAACTTGGACAGACAGGCGTGTCTAAGTTTAAGAATATGTGGAAATGCCTGCAGGAAGCTAATTTTATTGGAGCAAGTTATGAAATGCTTGATTCTAGATGG